CGAAGCGGTATTTTCACCGACGGTAGCTTCTAGCGTGTCGACCGTTGAGGCCAGCGCCGTATCGGCGTCGGTCATCACGGTTTCGAGGTGGGTGATTTCAGCAAATGCCGCATCGGTGCGGCTCGACATCTGTGATCGGGTTTCTTTGACGTCGAGCCAGTTGCGGGTGCCGTCGGTGGCCTGCAGCGTCGCAAACCGCTGCTCGACTTCCGCCAAGCGGTCGTTGAGATAGTCCATAACCGTGGTGACTTGGGTGGTAATCCACCCCGGAATATCCGCCGCCGGGACGCTCGGCGTGGTGACGTCGAGCCAGTCCGACCACAACATTTCGCGAGGGCTCGATGGCAGATATTGGCCGCGTATCTGGTAGGCGGTCTCCTCGATTAGCCCTTGCGAAACGATCAACGCGCCGGCGGCGAGCTGGTCAGTTCGGCCGCGAGTAACGTGGCTTGAATCGATAGTTAGCCGCACCTCGTATTGAATGCCGACCACGCCAGGCTGCGTGCCGTCCCAGGCGATCCGGATAGCGGCACGGCGTCCGAGGCCATCGCTATCGTAGAGCAAATATGGTTCGGCATACCAGTCAACCACACCCTGCGCTGCTGGTCGCGGAATGACGGTAACGCCGGTCGAGACACCGGTGTAGTCGACGCCATGCGTCCAGTCGTAATCAGTCGGGTCGATTTCCGTGACGTTGAAAACGATATCGAGATTAGAACGATCAACGACACTGTCGACGCGAAACAGCTTGTCGACGTAACCATTGCGGAAACTATTCCAGGTGCCGACGTCACCAGGCTCGACCACCCAATAAGCCGGCGGCAGCGGTAGCACATGCGTTCGCGCGCGCTGGCTTTCCTCCAGGCCCGACTTCTGCAAGCGTTGCACTTGTTCGGGATACGGTACGAAGTCGAATGACGGCGCCGCCATCAGTCGGCGGTTGCCGTCGCGCACCTCCAGATCGGTTCGGTACAGTGCCGGCGCCGTTGCGATTTCCCAGCCTTCATCCGGCGACGGGTAAGTGCCTTGAATGCCGTTGATGGAATCGGCTAGCGAAAAGAACGGCCGATAAACCTGTTGTTCGCTCGACAACAGATCGGCGTCGGTCCAGCTAAACGCCGGGCTATCAGGCTCCCCCAAATGGATCTTATAAAATCCGCCGATCTCGCTCAATCGGCCCTGGCACGCGGTCAGGATGGCTTCGATCGCGTTGGCCGGTTGCACTGAAACATTGATCTGCCCGCCGGATCGATAGCTCGGCTCGGCGCCTGATAGCCCGATCACCGTGGCGCGGCACTTGGCAATCTGCGCATTCCAGTTCGCCGCCGGCAGTCGCGCCGCGCCGGTCATGTTCTGCAGACCGAACACCCAATTGCCAGCATACTTGATGCCGCGCAACACGTTGTAAATCTGCACCGCCGGCAGGCTGTCACCGTCGCCGCCCCAGGTCGCCGGATTGGAATAGCGGTGCGAACCGCTGCCGCCGTTGGTCGAATCCTTTGACGGGTCATAGAGCGGGATGCCGCTCAAGACAAACTTGAATGATGGAAAGCCGGAAAAAATGGTTTCCGCCACCAGCGCGGTTGCAACCACATAACAGATGCCGGTGCCGATACGGTCGGCGCCATATGGCCGATCGTCTGACGATACCTGAGTAGTCAAGAACGTATCGGCCGCAGTCTGTGTGCCGTTATAAAATTTAATCCAAAGATGATCCTGGCTATTAGCGTAATATTGATCGAGCGAGGCTCCCCTATCCGGATCAACCCGGCCTGAAAATGTACACCGTTCGCCCTGTACCCACACCTCGATCAGTTGTTCGCCCGGCAGATCAGAAACCGCGATCACCTGCGTGATGTAGGCGTTCGGTGTCTGTCCGGCATGACCCCAATAATTAGCATAGGCCAGCGAACCGGCAGTCATGTGCTTACCGAGGCCGAATGATCGCGGGATATCACCGCCGGCGGCGAGCGTACCCTGTATTCCGAAATTGTCCTGCGTCGCCGGCGTGTCCGGTGTACCGGCCAGCGACTTCATCACCATGCTGACGCCGTAAGACGTCGCAATAGCCAGGCCAGCGGCTACCGCACTAACGACAAACGTTGATGCGCCGGCAAATCCGGCCGCCGTCAGCAGTATCCCGGCCAGTGCGGTGAAAATTGCCAAGCTAGATCGCTTTCAGGAAATGCCGCTCGGCGGCCTTAAAGCCGCGGCGCAGATAGAGCCGGCCGACTTCGGGGTCGTCGCCCATGCCGGCCATGCCGATGAATGCGCAACGGTTGGCGCGCGCCCACAGTTCATAGGTGTCGAGCATTCTGACGGCGCCGAGGCCGCGATAGTGACGATCGATAAACCACACGGTTTCACGCGCGATCCGCACTGCACCAAACGGGTGTTCGGCATAAGACGCCATTAGCACACCGCCGGCAGTGCCCTCGACGTCGAGCAGCAGGCAAACGTGGTGCGGCATCAGGTGGGTTAGAAACAGCCGCTCGGCATAGGCCGGATCGAACGCAAAGGTGAACCCGCCGGGCGTATCGAACCCGGCCGCGGTGTGCGAGGCCCGCAACAGGTTGATCACCGCCACCTTATCGGCCGGCTCGGCGTGGCGGATCATTTATTTTGCATCTTAGACCACGCCAGCGAGGCTAAAAACCACGCCTCGGCTGATCGAACCGGCCCGCCTTCCTGGCCCCAGAACTGTTGCCAGCCGCCGACCGTGGCAGCGTCGGTAAAGAACGCATCGCCGGCATTGCGTAGCCGCTGGCTGGCGTCGGAACGGGTCTCTGGATTGCTGCGCGTCAGCTCCACCGTATTGCTGGTGCAGGTCAGCGACACGTCGCCGTCCTCACCTTCCGCCGGCGTCTTGATCGGAGCCTCATCGATGGTGCCGACAAATCTTGGCACCGCCGGCGCCACCATGGTCCGCGTCAGCGGGTTGAACAAACCCCTATAAATTTCGACGCGACCTTGCTTGCAGTCGTAACCGCGGACCAAATTGTTCACGCGATCGGCGACTTGCGAAAGCGTCACGGTGATGTTCTGCACCGTCAGCGACGACACCAGCGGAATGTCTGAAATCTGGATCAGCGAACCGGCGCCCGTCCAAGTCCTTAAACCAGTGCCGCCCGTATCAGGATCGACGTATTGCGCGTTGATCAAACCAATATCGGACCAGTAACCATCGGTCACCGCGGCGCCGGTCGTGCGGTCACGGACCACAAACCAGATGAAATCGCGCGGCATCAAGATACGGTCCTGCAGCGCCGTCAGGTTGGCCGCGCTGATATCCCTCATAGCCGCGCCTCGATCGCCTGGAACGTTACCGAGCCCCATCCGCTGCTGCTGGCGTCCGACGATACCGAGCCCGGCACAACAGCCATCAGGCAGCTCGGCTGTTTCACCGCGACCGCCTTGGTGATGGTCATGTCAGGCCATAGGCTGGGGCGGATTTCGAATTCCGGCGTAACGCCCGAACCGTTGGCGGTGACCGTCTCCATCACCTGGTGCAGGTCTTTGCGGGTGCCGATCGTGATCGAGATATAATCGCCGGCCGATAGCACGAACGCCGCCGGCAATGCCGACAGCGTCACCGCTTTGCGGTTGGCGTTGATCGAGGCCAGGTTTGCAGTCAGGCCGGTGAACGCGCTGCCGGTCGGCCAGGCGCCGAGCGGATATTTGATCGGGTAACAGCGGCTCATTGAATAGCCGAGGAACGTCTGCAGGCCGTTTTCCAGGCTGGCCATCTTGGCGCGCCACAGATCGAGGTTGTTGGGGGAAAGTGTTTTCGTGGTCGCGCGCAGCGTCCATAAAGGGCTGCCCATGTCTTTGACCAGGATGCGGCCGCTCGCCAGCGTCGATTGCTCTTGACGCCAGCGCAGCGAAAATCCCGTCGTCCAGCCGGGGAAGCCAGGCAATAAATTGATCGGATATGTAATGCTCATTTCGGTTTAACCGTCTTGATCGGCCGTTCGATGTTGCCGCAGCGCGGGCAAAACGGCTGGCCCTTGGCGGCTTGCGTTTGCGTGATGTAGCGGATCGCCTTGCACGCGACGCATTGCAGGCCGATTTTCCCCCTCATACGCCAGGCACCCGCGCGCGCCGCGCTTGCTGGATGGTCGCCACCGTGCGCGAGGCGAACTCTGCGCGGTCCTGCTCCATGATCTGCGCCAGCCGCGCCACCGCCTCGACCGATGCGCCGCGCGCGTCGATCGCCGGCGAGTAGACGATGGCGCCACCGCCCCCGCCCATCTTACCCATGGCGTCATTGGGGATCACCTGGCTGCCGCGCGGCAGGTTGACCAATTCAGGACCTTGCTCGCCGACGACAGCCATACCACCCGGCGCATAATTGGTGCCGCCAGCAAACCCGAAACTGCCGCCCGGCGTGATCCCTTTGAATATGGCTCCGATGGTGGTGTTGATCGAAGCTTTCAGAAGCGTCTTGACCAGGCTATTAAGCACTTCGTCGAGTTTCTTGCCCTCGACGATCGCGTCGGAAAACGCCGTCGAGACCGCCGAGCCGACGGTTTGATAGGCCTGGTTGATCGCAGCGACCTTCGCTTGCGCCTCGGCGGCTTTCTGCGTCACCAATCCGAATTTTCCAGCCAGCGCTTCGATCTCGCGCGCATATTCCTCGGTGATGACGATGCCAGCGTCTTCCGCGGCGGTATAGAGCCGCGCCTGCTCGACCATCGCCGCGCGGTTTTCGATCGACGTGCCTGCCGCAGCAGTCTCGGCCTCCATCACCTCTATTTTCTTGTTCAACGATTTGGTTTCACGATCATAGGCATCGACCGCGGTATCGCCGCCGCCCTTGGCGCGGCTCGTTAGTTTCGCGGGGTCGGCCGGTGGCGCATTGGCGCCGGCTGGTCGTGCGCCTGGCAGCGGGATCACGCCGCCGGGGAAGCCTTTTTTCGCCTCCATCTCATGAACCTGGTTGAGCCAGGTTGCCAGCGACTGCGCCTCCTCCCGCGCCGCGCGTAACCCGCGGATGATATCGGGGTCGCCACCTTTCGCGACCATGTTGTCGATCACGCGGGCGAGCTGGTCGACGTCCTGCGTCAGGCCCGCAGCTTCCTTGGCTGCTACGGCCAGTGCGTCGGCGGTGGCGTTGAACTTTTCCTGGCCGCCGCCGCCCGCCGCGCCTTGCGACTTGGCGAGCGCGGCCACGAAATCGACGGCCTTGTCGATCAGGTCACTGAGCCAGACGGCAATGTCGGAGGTAACCGCCTTGAACTGCATGGAAAGTAACGCGCTGGATTTCTTCCAGGCCTCATCGAACGCCGCCGCCTTGGCGACAGTTTGGCTATCGATCACAGCGCCGGCCTCTTGCGCGCCGGCCGCCACCTTGTTGAAGGCATCACCGCCCTGGGCTAACGCTTTGACCCAGGCTTCCGACAGGCCGAGCAGCCGCGCTGCTTCAACCTTTTCCGGCATCGATCCGAACCGCTTGATCAGATCGCCGGCGACCGTCAGCATTTGGTTGAGTTTGATCACCTCGCCGTTGCGGTCTTTATATTTGATGTTGTTGGTATCGAGCAGCTTGGTCAGGGAGTTTTCGTTTTCCTTGGCGTCGGCCAGCAGCTTGGCGACGTTGCGTAGATCGGCCGAGGCAGCCTCCGAGCTGACGCCGCCTTGCGTCGCGGCGAACCGCAGCTCTTGAAACCGCTGTATCGAAACGCCGGCATACTCGGCATTCTTGGCGAGGTCGGCCAATTCCGAGTTGATACTTTGCAGCGCCGCGAATAGCCCGGTCAATGCGGCGAGCGCGCCGCCGCCGGCCAGCGCCGACAGGTTGATGCCAGGGTTGAG